TCCCTCGGCGTCACCGCCAAAAAGGAACCCAAGACAAGGAGCAGCAAATGAACACGAATACCTGGAACGATTTCAACGATGCCGAGCAACAGCAATCCTTCGACCTGATTCCCAAGGGATCCATCGTCAAGGTGCGCATGACCATCAAGCCGGGTGGCCATGACGACCACACCCAGGGCTGGACTGGCGGCTACGCCACGCAGTCGCCGACCACGGGTGCCGTCTATCTGGCCACCGAATCGGTGGTGCTCGAAGGGCCACACGCGCGCCGCAAGATGTGGGGCAACATCGGCCTGTACAGCAGCAAGGGGCCGACCTGGGGCAACATGGGCCGCACCTTCATCCGGGCGCTGCTCAACAGTTCCCGCAACATCCAGCCCCAGGACAACAGTCCTCAAGCCGCTGGTGCCCGACGCATCCGTGATTTTTCCGAACTCGACGGCATCGAGTTCCTTGCCAAGGTCGAGATCGAGAAGGATGCCAAGGGCGAGGACCGCAACATCCTCGGCCAGGTCATCGAGCCAGACCACAAGGACTATGCCGCGCATATGGGTGGAGTGCCCAGGGCTGCTGCTCCGGCGTCACCAGCGTCCTACCCGCCAAATGCGGCGGCACCGACCGCGCGTCCCGCAGTCGCCGGCAAGCCGGCCTGGGCTCAATAAGGGGGGGATCGTGAAATGCTGGGTCTGTTCCCGACAGGCCCGGGGGTTCGGCCATTCGGATGGCCGCTTCAGGATCGCCGACCCCCGGCGCTATCCCCTCGACTGGGTGTTCTGCAGCCGCCGCTGCCAGGACATTTTTCACCGACTCTACGGTTCCTGGCTTGCCTCGGATCCATCGAAGCAGGAGGCACTCATGATCGATCCCTCTGATGCGGAGATCGCCGCCATGCAGAAGTGCCTCAAGGCCTTCGGCGAGGCGGCCGGCGAGATCGGTTTCACGAAGCCACTGGGCGACTACTCGGAAAAGGAGGCACTGCGTGTGATCGATGCGATCGTGTCCTGCTATTCGGACGCGATGATCGAGCACCACGAGACCACGCGCGAACCGCCAATTCGCGGCCTTCCGGTTCCCGCAGACAATTCGTTCTCGGACCTGAAGGACGACCTGCCGTGGGAGAGCACGCCATGATGGACTTCAACTCCACGGCCTCGCTTTCCGGCCGCGTGACAGCCCTTGTCGATGCCGGCCTGCAAGCCCGCCGCCAGCGCGAGGGGCAGCGCAGCTATCTGGGTGCATCGCGCCTTGGCGTGTCCTGCGGCCGGGCACTGCAGTTTGAATTCGTCGGGGCGCCAGTGGACTACGGCCGGGAGACCCCGGGCAACATCCTGCGGATTTTCGAGCGAGGCCACGTCACCGAGGACTGCATGACCGGTTGGCTGCGCGCGGCAGGGTTCGATCTGCGCACACTGGACCGCAATGGCGAGCAGTTCGGATTCTCGCTGCTGGACGGCCGGCTGCAGGGGCACATCGATGGCGTCATCGTCGGTGGCCCCGAGGGCTTTGACTATCCCTGTCTCTGGGAAAACAAGTGCCTCGGCGGCAAGTCGTGGCGCGACCTGGAGAAGCATCGCCTGGCGGTTTCGAAGCCGGTCTATGCGGCACAGGTCGCCGTCTATCAGGCCTATCTCGAACTGCACGAGCATCCGGCGCTCTTCACGGCAGTCAATGCCGACACCATGGAGATCTACGCCGAACTGGTGCCGTTCGACGGTGCTCTGGCCCAGCGTCTGTCCGACCGCGCCGCCCAACTCATCGCGGCCACCGATGCCGGCGAACAACTACCCCGTTCCTATAACGACCCGACGCACTTCGAGTGCCGCATGTGCGCCTGGCAAGACCGCTGCTGGAGAACTTCATGAGCACGAATTATTCCGACACCCGTTTCAAGACTGCTCCCGATGGCCAGCGCCTGCGCTGGTCGCCGCCCGCACCGAAGGTGCATATCGGCATGATCACTCGCGTCCTGACCCGCAAGTTGATGGAAGGCATGGAGGACATGCCCGAGGCGCGACTGGTGATTGCCGTGATCGTGCAGGCAATCGCCGACTGCCACGAACGGGATGATCGCGACCGTCATGATGCCCGGCGTTTCCTGGCGAGCAGGCGGCTGGATTTCTGGTGTGAACTGCTGGGCATCGAGGCGGATTTCGTCCGCATGGTGGCCGTCCGCTCCGGTTATCTGGTCGATGAAGAAAAGCTCTGGGTTCCTGTGAAACATTCCCGGCGCTCACCCCGATCCACAAACGCCGGGGTGACCGCAAATGCTTGACTTCAACGAGACCAGCGAACCGACTCCGTGCGGCATGGATGCCGGCCGTGAGGAAATCCGGGCGGCGCTACTGGGACGACTGGAGTCAGTGCTGTCCGCCATGTTTCCGGCAGGCAGAAAGCACAAGGGGCGCTTCCTGATCGGCGACATTCTCGGCAGCCCGGGAGACAGTCTCGAGGTGGTACTCGACGGCGACAAGTCCGGCCTTTGGACGGACCGCGCCGTGGGCAGCGGGGGCGACATCTTCGATCTGTTGGCCGGACACATGGGACTCGATGTGCAGGCCGATTTCCCACGGGTTCTAGAGGGGGCCAACGACATCCTCGGTCGCGCGCCAGCCTTGCCGCCAAAGCGGGGACGTCGTGAAGCACCGACCGACGACCTCGGCCCGGCCAAGGCGAAGTGGGATTACCACGATGCCGCCGGCAAGCTGATCGCCGTGGTGTATCGCTACGACCCGCCCGGACGCAAGAAGGAATTCCGCCCCTGGGATGCAAGGCGACGCAAGATGGCGCCGCCCGATCCGCGCCCGCTCTACAACCAGCCGGGTCTGGCCTCGGCCAGCCAGGTCGTTCTGGTCGAGGGCGAGAAATGCGCGCAGGCCTTGATCGATGTCGGCATCGTCGCGACCACCGCGATGCACGGCGCGAACGCCCCGGTCGAGAAGACCGACTGGTCGCCGCTGGCCGGCAAGTCGGTGATGATCTGGCCCGACCGCGACAAGCCGGGCTGGGAATACGCGACACAGGCGGCACAGGCAGTGCTGTCGGCAGGCGCCAAATCCTGCCACATCCTGTATCCGCCCGAAGATGCTGCCGAGGGCTGGGATGCGGCCGACGCCATCGCCGAAGGCTTCGATGTCGCGGCCTTCCTTGCCCATGGCCCACGCCTGCAGATGCACGACGTCGCCGAAGACACGGAGCCGGTGGTCGGTAGTGACACATCCGTGTGGGGCACCGAGGATGCGCTGGCCCTGGCCTTCACCCGGCGCTATCACCGCGACTGGCGTTATGTCGCCGGCTGGGGCCGATGGCTGGTCTGGGACGGCAATCGCTGGCGTACGGAAGACACGCTGGCCGCAACCGATCTGATCCGCAGTGTGTGCCGGCATGCCGCCGTGCGCGCCGACAATCCCAAGGTGGCCGCCAAACTCGCCAGTTCGAGCACGGTCGGCGGCGTGGAACGGCTGGCCAGGGCCGATCGCCGGCATGCCGCCAACACCGACGAGTGGGACGCCGACCCCTGGCTGCTCAACACAACTGGCGGGGTGGTTGATCTCAAGACCGGGAGGGTGCGTTCGCACGAGCGCGCCGACCGGATGACCAAGATCACCACGGCCACACCTGGAGGTGATTGCCCGACCTGGCGACGCTTCCTCGATGAGGTCACAGGCGGTGACGTGGAGTTGCAGGCTTACCTGCAGCGGATGGTCGGCTACGCGCTGACCGGCTCGACGCAGGAGCACGCCCTGTTCTTCCTGTACGGCACGGGCGCGAACGGCAAGTCGGTGTTCGTGAACACCCTGGCCACCATTCTGGGTGACTACGCCACCAACGCACCGATGGACACCTTCATGGAGACGCGCACCGACCGGCATCCGACCGACATGGCGGGATTGCGCGGCGCGCGCTTCGTGGCGGCCATCGAAACCGAACAGGGACGTCGCTGGGCGGAATCGAAGCTCAAGAACCTCACTGGCGGCGACAAGATCTCGGCGCGCTTCATGCGCCAGGACTTCTTCGAGTTCTTCCCACAGTTCAAGTTGTTTGTCGCGGGCAACCACAAGCCGGCCATTCGCAACATCGACGAGGCGATGAAGCGGCGACTGCACCTGATCCCGTTCACCATCACCGTGCCGCCAGAGCGCCGCGACAAGCATCTCCAGCAGAAATTGCTGGCCGAGCGTGACGGCATCCTGGCCTGGGCGGTGCAGGGCTGTCTGGACTGGCAACGCCAGGGACGACTTGCCCCTCCCCAACGAGTCGTGGATGCCACCGAGGAGTATTTCGAAGCCGAGGACGCGCTGGGTCGATGGCTCGACGAGCGCTGCGTGCGTGAGGTCAATGCGAAGTCGCTGACCGCCGAACTTTTCAACGACTGGAAGCAGTGGGCCGAAGCGGCGGGTGAGTTCGCCGGTGCGCAACGACGCTTCTCCGATCTGCTCATTACGCGTGGACTCGAGAAATGGCGCAACAGCACGGGTGTGCGGGGGTTCCAGGGCATCGGCCTCAAGCACCCGCCGACGCCTGCCTACACCCCCTACGCCGACAACTGACCCTCATGAAAACCACCCTGTCTGACGCAGCTGACGCAGTTTGTCGTAACTCCGTATACGCGTGTGCGCGTGCGCGCCTCACGGAAGGTTTCGACAATCTGTGTCGGCTGCGTCAGACCTACACCAAACAAGGACTGACAGCATGACCACGACCATCCTCGCCCTGGACCTGGGCACTACCACCGGCTGGGCGCTGCGCGGCAGCGACGATCACATCACCAGCGGCTCCGAGAGCTTCCGGCCGCAACGCTTCGAAGGCGGCGGCATGCGCTTCCTGCGCTTCAAGCGCTGGCTCACCGAGATCAAGCAATCCTGCGACGGCATCGACAGCCTGCACTTCGAGGAGGTGCGCCGTCATGTCTCGACCGATGCTGCCCACGCCTACGGCGGGTTTCTGGCCACGCTCACGGCGTGGTGCGAGCACCACCAGATCCCGTACCAGGGCGTACCGGTCGGGACGATCAAGAAGCACGCAACCGGCAAGGGCAACGCATGCAAGGAAGAGATGGTGGCAGCCGTCCGGGCACGCGGCCACCAACCTGCCGACGACAACGAAGCCGATGCCCTCGCATTGCTGCATTGGGCCATTGAGACGCAGGAGGCATGAGATGCAGAGCCTGACACCTTCCTATCGCTGTGCCCTCGGGCGTGGCACGTCGCGTGAGGATCCGGAAGCGATCAAGCGCGAGGGCTGGCGCGATCAGCACATTCTGGTTGTGGCTGCGAGCGACGATCGATTGGACTTCGTGGAACGTGAATTCATCCGGCAACTTGGTGAACGACTTTACGGGGAGAAGCGTCGTGGCTGATTGGACAATCGAGGACGTGGCGGCACGATTCATCGAGGCTGTCGAAACGGCACGGCGACTGCCGCGTGTCCGGGTGCAGGGTTACTTCAACGTCTGGCCGGCGTTCGTTCGTGACAACTGGGAGAACTATGCGACGGATGAATCGACACACCTTCATCTGCCGCCAACACCCGAGGCCATCGACCGCATGATGGAGACGATGCGCTGGGTACAGTGGCTGGAGGTCGAGCAGCGGCATCTGGTCTGGATGCGGGCCAAACACTACGAGTGGCGCGACATCTGTCGCCGTGTCGGCTGCTGTCGGATGACGGCCTGGCGGCACTGGCAGAAGGCCTTGCTGAAGGTCGCCGACCGGCTCAATACCGGCATGAAGGCGAAGTAGCAATATTGAGCAATATTGCCGGACAGTGATGGCAGATGCGGGGACTTGCTGGAACGTGACGAAAACCGGGTGTTACATCAGAGGGTGATTTTCAGTATCTTTGCGCCATGATCTGGACAGCGGTGCGGGCAGCGCGCTCACATCGTTGTCTGGTCAGAAATTCGACGGGTCCTTCCTGTCCAAATTCCCATGCGGGGGGCGCGAGCGCGGCATTTCGCTACCGTCTGATCGCAAATTGAGGTTACCAGTTACCACCCTGGTTACCACCTGAACCGAGTTACCACCCTTTGATGACCCGCCCTTGTGGCGGGTTTTTGCATTCCAATGACCGAAAACCTGCGCGTCGAGTATCGCAAGATCGAGACGCTGATCCCTTTCGCCCGCAATCCGCGCACGCATTCCGAGGCGCAGATCGCCAAGCTGGCCTCCAGCATCGTCGAGTTCGGCTGGACACAGCCCATCCTCGTCGACGGCGCCAACGGCATCATTGCCGGTCACGGCCGTCTGGCGGCAGCACGCAAGCTGGATCTGCTGGAAGTACCGGTCATCGAACTCGGCCACCTAACCTCGGCACAGAAGCGGGCCTACGTGATCGCCGACAACCGCCTGGCACTGGACGCGGGATGGGACGAGGAACTACTCTCGCTGGAACTGGCCGAGTTGTCCGAGTCGGGGTACGACCTGACCATGACCGGCTTCTCCAACGAGGAGATTGAGGAACTGCTGGTCGGTGCCGAGCAGGCATTACAGGACGAGTCCTCGAGTGACACCGAGGAAGATGCCGCCGATGATGTACCGGAGGTGCCGACCAACCCGGTATCGCGCCCCGGCGATGTCTGGCAGATTGGCGTGCATCGCGTCATCTGCGGCGACGCCGCCGACGCCAGCGTGATTGCTACCTTGATGTCCGGCGAGCAGGCAGTGCTCTGCTTCACCTCGCCGCCCTATGGCAACCAGCGCGACTACACGAACACCATCATTGATTGGGATGCCCTGATGCGGGGTGTCTTCGCCAACCTGCCCATGGCCGCAAACGGCCAGGTGCTGGTCAATCTGGGCCTCATTCACCGAGAGCAGGAAGTCATTCCCTACTGGGACGGCTGGCTCGACTGGATGCGTACTCAGGGTTGGCGGCGCTTTGCCTGGTATGTCTGGGACCAGGGGCCGGGATTGCCCGGTGACTGGAATGGCAGGTTGGCACCTGCCTTCGAGTTCGTATTCCACTTCAACCGGAAGGACTCTGACGCCCGGCGCCCAAACAAATTCGTGCCCTGCATCTATGCCGGGCGTGACACCCATCTGCGTGGCGACGGCACCAGTGCCGGCGGCATGCGCAACAAGGATGGCAGCAAGACTGCCTGGAACCATGTCGGCCAGGTGACGCAGGAAACCAAGATCCCGGATTCCGTGATTCGCATCATGCGGCACAAGGGCAAGATCGGTCAGGACATCGACCACCCGGCCGTGTTCCCGGTGGCGCTGCCCCAGTTCGTCCTCGAGTCCTACACCGACGCGGGCGATATCGTCTTCGAACCGTTCTGCGGCTCGGGGACGACGCTGCTGGCCGCCGAACGCATCGGCAGAAAGGCGCGTGCCACTGAGATTGCGCCAGAGTACGTCGATGTCGCGGTAAAGCGCTTCCAGCAGAACTTCCCCGAGGTGCCGGTGACGCTGGCCTCGACGGGGCAGTCCTTCGATGCCGTGGCCCGTGAGCGTCTGGGAGGTGCGACATGACGATCTCCTGGCTCGCGGACAAGATCGAGCAATGGCCCACGGCCAAGCTGGTGCCGTATGCCAGAAACTCACGCACCCACTCGGATGCCCAGGTTGCACAGATCGCGGCGTCGATTGCGGAATTTGGTTTCACCAATCCGATCCTGGCGGGGAGCGATGGCGTCATCGTCGCGGGCCACGGTCGCCTGGCCGCCGCTCAGAAGCTCGGCATCCCGACCGTGCCGGTTGTGGTGCTCGACCACCTGACACCGACCCAGCGCCGGGCCCTGGTGATCGCGGACAACCGCATCGCCGAGAACGCCGGCTGGGACGAGGCCATGCTGCAGGTGGAACTGGCCGCGCTGCAGGATGACAACTTCGATCTGGCGCTGACCGGCTTCGATGCCGATGCCCTGGCCGATCTGCTTGCTGGCGAGGAGACGACCACCGATGGTGACACCGACGAAGATGCCGTCCCAGAATCCTCCGGCACAACGGTATCCTGCCCTGGCGATGTGTGGATCTGTGGCGAGCACCGAGTGACCTGTGGCGATGCCACCGATGCCGATGCCTACGCGACCGTGCTCGGCGATGAGATTGCCGACATGGTCTTCACGGATCCGCCGTACAACGTCAATTACGCCAACTCGGCCAAGGACAAGATGCGCGGCAAGGACCGCGCAATCCTGAACGACAATCTGGGCAATGGCTTCTACGACTTCTTACTGGCAGCCCTGACGCCGACCGTGGCGCATTGCCAGGGTGGTATCTACGTGGCCATGTCATCGAGCGAACTCGACCGCCTGCAGGCAGCATTCCGTGCGGCCGGAGGACACTGGTCGACCTTTGTCATCTGGGCCAAAAACACTTTTACGCTGGGGCGCGCCGACTACCAGCGCCAGTACGAGCCGATTCTGTACGGCTGGCCCGAAGGGGCCGACCGTCACTGGTGTGGTGATCGTGACCAGGGCGACGTCTGGCAGATCAAGAAGCCGCAGAAGAACGATCTGCACCCGACCATGAAACCGGTAGAACTGGTGGAACGGGCCATCCGCAATTCGAGCCGGCCCGGCGACGTGGTGATGGATCCCTTCGGCGGATCCGGCACGACGATGATTGCGGCGCACAAGTCAGGGCGCAAAGCCCGGCTGATCGAACTGGATCCGAAGTACGTTGATGTGATCGTGCGGCGCTGGCAGGACTATGCCGGGGCAAAAGCAATCCGGCAGTCCGATGGCGTGGCGTTCGATCAGGCCGCCACCGATTCAAACGCTTCGTCGGTCACTGCGCAGTGAATTACAAATCCTGTCAGGTAGGGCAACCCCTTGGGGATACCGTAGTCCTTGCTGGTCTGGCGGCCAATCGTCCAGCCCATCCACCGGGTGACGGCGGCGTTGATCGCCTGCTGGATCGGCTGGCCGCGCAGCATCTCATTGAGGACGTCATCCGCAAAGTGGCGCCCGTGGCGGCTGTCGAGAAACAATCTGACCGATTCGAGGGGCTGGTAGGTGGCGTCCGAAATCGCGGTCATCGCGATCGGCCAGGCGGCTGTGGCGTTGTCGTTCATTGTGCCAAAAAAGCCCCAGGCGTCGTTCTGGGTTGCGGGGATGGTTTGCTGGGTGGTCATCGTGGTCTCCTGCGTTGATTGTTGCGACACCCGTATGAACGCGCTGTTTGATTGAGAAGCCAAGCGCTTTATCGAAGAATTTGAATCAATTTTCGGTGGCGAGTTCGTCGAGCA